GAATAATACACTAGTTTTATCTAATAATACACATCATCCTGAAACATCATATTATAAACATCTTTTATATAATAATTTATGTTTATATAGAATGAATACAAAATGTTTTGCGTATCAACTAAAACATGTAAGTTGGGTAATTCAAGATTAAATATTTTATTTTTAATTAAATATATAATGAATTATACTATTTTGGATGATACTAATATTGAATACAAATTAAATATAATACAAATAATTAACTTAATAAAAAAAAATAAAAATAAAAATTATTTTAAAATCTTAAACTCTCAAAAAATATTAATTAATAATAACTTAGTTTGTAATACATTGTTTATTTGTCATAGAATTAATAAAATTCAAGAACTTTTACAAATTGATAATTCATTTGGTATTGAATTAGATATTAGAGATGATCATAAAACAGGTGAACTTATTCTAGCTCATGATCCATTTTCTGATGGTGAAAATTTTAATAAATATCTACAAAATTATAATCATAATACACTAATCCTTAATATAAAATCTGAACGTGTTGAATTAAATTGTATTAAATTAATGGAAAAATATAATATTGATAACTACTTTTTTTTAGATTCATCTTTCCCTATGATTAATTTAATTAATAAACAATTTTTAAATAATAAATTTGCTTCTAGATATTCTGAATACGAATGTCTCGAATTTACTGAAAATATTAAAAATCTTATTCAATGGATATGGATAGATTGCTTTACTTATTTACCTCTTGATCAACAAATATTTAATAGAATAAAATTATTAAATAAAAAAATATGTATTGTATCACCTGAACTTCAAGGACAAGATGATAAAATTAATTTATATAGACAACAATTAATTGATAATAATATTATTCCAGATGCTATTTGTTGTAAAGAATATAATATTTATCAATGGATTTAGTATATAATTATTATTTAAATATTTTGTAATATTATTAAATCATATATAATTATGATTCAAGGAATTATTTTTGATTTTGATGGAACTTTATATGATTATGATTTATCTAACAAGAATGCATTAATCAGTGTTTTTAATTTTATAGAAAAAAATTTTAATATACAAAAAAATATTATTCAAAATAAATATGATATAATTAATAAATCAATCAAAGAATCAAATAATTACTCTAATAAATTTAATAAAAATATATATTTTAAATTATTGCTTGAACAATTAAGTATTTCATTGGATAATTTAATAAATATTATAGATATTTATAATAATGAATTTAATAATAATCTTGTTTTATTTGATAATGTAATTGATTTTTTTAAATTTCTAAAAGACTCAAATATTAAAATTGCTATTTTATCTAATAATAATTTTAAACAACAATATGATAAACTTGTTAAACTAGATTTAATTAATTTTATTGACTTTATACAAACTAGTGATCAAGTAGGTTATGAAAAACCTTCTAATCTTATTTATCTAAATTTATTAAATAAAATGAAATTAAGTCCAGAAAATATTGCAATAATTGGAGATAATTATTATCATGATATTATTCCATCAATTGAATTAAATTTAATACCATTTCATTTTAAAAATAATAACCAGAATATAAAATATTCTAATAAATATTTTGAATTTGGAGATTTTAATAATTTACTAAATTTTTTTAAAGAATATTTTAAATCTCAAAATGAATTAATTTACTTGTCAAAACTTTTTGGATCATCTACTTTAAATATTCAAGGTCAAGGTGGTAATATTTCTGTTAAAACATTGGATAATCAACTCATATTGATCAAGTCGTCTGGTGGAATTTTAGGTAATATGGACAATTTTAATGGTTTTTGTATTGCTGATAATATTAATTGTAATAACTTATTATATGAATCAAATTCAAAAGACTTGAATAATACAAAAATTTTTGGACAAAAAATACCATCAATGGAAACTTTCTTTCACTGTTTTATGAAAAAATATACTGTTCATATTCATTTTACTCTTTCTAATATATTTTTAACTACTGATAATTTTAATGTATTAAATAATCTAAATATTAAATATAAAATAATAGACTATTTTCCACCAGGATTAATTTTAGCAAGTGAAATTAAAAATGTATATGATAATGATATAAATCTTTATTTTTTAAAAAATCATGGATTAATTATAACATCAGACAATATTTCATATATTGAAAATTTATATATTACAGTTTTTAATCATTTTGATAAATATCTTGATAATAAATATTCTAATGATTTAATCACTTTTAATATTATAAAATTAATATTTACAAAATTTAATAAAGCAATTGTTTGTAGAAAATATGATTTTATTAATACTGATCTTCATAAAATAATTAATATTAAATATTGTTTTCCTGATTTAGCTGTATATATACAAAAAATTAAAAATTTAACTAATATTACAGAAATAAGTGATTTTGAAAATATTCCGGATATAATTATTTTAAATGATATAATATTTGTATTAGCAGAAAATATTATTAAATTATATTGTATGATCGAAACACTTGATAAATATAAAATTTTATGTGATAATTATCATAATTTAACAATTGTTGATAATAATTTTATTAAAAATATGGAACAAGAAAAATATAGAAAATCTAATTAAAAATTTTAACTTATGAAGTATCTTATAAATATATATAAAATATTATCAATATATCAAATATTATGAATATTATTCCATTTAAAAATTATAATTATAATATTATTAAGGAATTAGATGATACAAATAGAAATATTGGTTATTCAATTATTGAAAATTCTAAACTTGTTGGGAGAAATACTTTTAATCCAAATGTGTTATTATATAATAAAAATTTATATTCACCATATGATGAAAAAGTTATGTCTCTAAATAAAGATTCATTTTATGACAATAATATTTATGAATTATCACAAGAAGAAATAAATATGGATGGAAAATTATATGAAAATCCTATATTTTTTTTTATATATAATTTTGATAACTATTATCATTTTTTATACGATACTTTACCATATTTGTACATATATTTATATTTAAAAAAAACAATACCAAATATTAAATTATTAATAAATTATCCAAATAAATTCAAAAAAGAATTTTATCGTTTCAACAAAGAATTTTTAGAAAAAATAGTTAATATTAAAAATGATTTATTAATACACGAAGAGAATAATATATATTCAAAAATTTATATATCAAATTCATTAACACATGGCGGATATTCAAATAATCCTCCTAGATTTGAAATATATAAAATATATAATATAATTAAATCTAAGGTGAAATTAGAAATTACAACACCAGAATATATATATATATCAAGGAGAACATGGATTAATAATGATGCTACAAATATTGGTACAGATTATACTAACAGAAGAAAAATGATGAATGAAGATTTATTAGTAGAAGAATTAATAAAATTAGGTTTTAAAGAGGTATTTGCTGAAAATTTAAGTACAGATGAAAAAATTAAATATTTTTCAAATGCAAAAATTATAATTGGTAGTATCGGCGGTGGTATGGCAAATTTATTATTTTCAAATAAAAATACAAAATCAATTGTATTAGTAACACCATATTTTTTAAATATAAATTATAGATTCAAGTATAGTATGGAATCATCTGATATAATTTATTATGATGACATATTAACATATAAAGAGAATAATAAAATACCATTATATTGTAGAGCAAGAATTTGTGATAGTAAATCAAAATATTTTAATAAAATTGGCGAAATTATTGAATATAATAATAAAACTAATAAATATAAAATGAATATATCTAATAATGATGTTGCTGGTTTTAATAATTTAGTAAATTATGATAATGACTATTTTGATGAATCAGAATTAAAATTATTAGATAATGGATTAAATAGTCCATATATTGTTAATATTAAAAAATTATTAGTAATAATAAATGATATATTATAATATATATTTACTAATATTATGAATTATTGTTAATTATTAAATATTATTATATAAATAATATTTAAATGAAAATTTGTTTTGCTATTTGTGGATTACCCAGATGTATTGATATGGTAATTAAAAACATAGAAGAATTATATAGTGATCATGAAATTAGTTTTTATATTTGTTTAACAAATAATTATAAAGAATATGAAAAAGAATATAATAATAATTTTGAAATAAATAATATTATTAATAATAAAAATATATTAAAAATATTATTTATAAATGACTATAATGATTCATTATTTAGAAACTCATTAAATTATTGTAATAAAATTAAAAATTTGGTATCAATTATTGAAAACAATTATGATATGTATATATTAATTAGAAGTGATTTTATATTTAATTCAATAGATTTTTTAGAAAAAATTAATGACACTAATAAAATTTATTTATGTATAAATAATAATATTAATAAATTTGTTAGTAACTTTAATAAATATAATGATAATATTATTATAACAAAAAATTATAATAATTTTATTAATTTAAAAAATTTATATAACTTTGCAATAAAAAATAATAATTATTTAGAAATAATTTTATATAATTATATAATAAATTATAATCTAAAATATGAACAAATTTATATTGATTATAAATTAATATTGTCAAGATGTAATATTATCGCAATTGCTGGTGATTCTGGATCTGGAAAAACTACCTTATTAAATGAACTAATCAAAATTTTTTCAAATAATAATTATCTTAAATTAGAAACTGATAGATATCATAAATGGGAAAGAGGTAATTCTAATTATTTAGAAGTAACTCATTTAAATCCAAAAGCAAATAATTTAGATAAAATGATGAATGATGTCTATAACTTAAAAATTGGTCACGAAATATATGCTGTAGATTATGATCATTCTACCGGAAAATTTACTAAAGAAGAAAAAATAGAATCTAAAAATAATATTTTATTATGCGGTTTACATACATTATATAACTCAAATGATATTATTAATTTAAAAATATTTATGGATACTGATAGAGAATTAATTAAAAAATGGAAAATTGAAAGAGATGTTAATCAAAGAGGTTATAGTTTAGAAAAAGTGTTAAACCAAATAAAATCTAGAGAAAAAGATTATATTGAGTATATTGAAAATCAAAAAGAAAATGCTGATATTATTATAAAATATTATGAAGAATTGAATAATTTAAAATGTGAATTAAAAATAAAAAATATTATTTTAATAAATAAAATAATTTTAAATAAAAAAGATCTTAATTATGATATTATTATAGAAAAAGAATATATTAAAATAATACTTGTTAATAATTTATTTGAAAATATTAAAAATATTATTGTAATTTTATTAAAATAAATTTTATATAAATATCCAATTTTCTAATTTAATTGGTTTTTCAAACATTTCGTTATATCCTCTTTTACAATACATGTAAATTTTTATATTTTTAAATAAATTATACTTTGTATCTAGTAAATAAATAATTGCACCCCATACTGAATCCAGTAAATGAATTTCTTCTGCATTTTCTAATATTTTAATATAATCAAAAAAAGTATCAGAAATATTATTTAAATTAATTACTGGTATAATATTAGTAACATCAATTTCATGTTGTAAAATATATTTTTGTCCATATATTTTTATAAATTCATCATATTTATAATTTTCTAATTCACAATCTCTTTTTAAATTAAAATAATTAATTCTATTAATATATGGAATATTGTATAATGAGTAAAACGATTCTACAAAAAATAATAAAGTATTATTAAATGCATTTTTATAATTATCTATTCTATATATATCATGAGCACCATGATATAAAATATTGTAATTATTTATATTATTATCTATATTATTTTTAAAATATTCTATTGTATTCATTTTATCTAGAATATTTTTATTAATGTAAATTAAAATTATTCGATTATTTTTATTTGATATATAAAAATCTACAAATTTTCTAGAATCTTCTCTCATAAATAAATAAATTTCATCATAATATTCTAAATAATAATCTATTAATGGTAAACAATTTATTATATCTGTCCAACCCTGATGATAATATAGTATCCCTTTCATTATATTATAAAAATTGAATTTTATTTAAATTATTATAATATTCATAATTTATTAACTATTTTTATTACTAATTATGGAATTTCAATTAATTGATGAATTCAATTTAATTCATCATTGTAAATTCCTATCATTAGATGATGATGGTAATGCATTGTGTATTATTAAAAGTTTTAGTATATTAAATTTATTCGTACCTCTTTGGTTTATAGATATTAATACCAATATATCTTGGAGATATGATATTGTTGAAATATTTAATGATTATCAATATATATCTACTGAGATTACAACAAGTGGTGATAAATTTATTTTAATCTGTAAATTAAAATTTATTGGATCTAATAATTATATGCATCAACATCTTTTCGCATCATTGTCAATGGATTCGCTTTCAATTGATTCTTCTTACAGACCATTATGGAATATAAATAAAAATTTAGTTTTAGATCCTCTTATTAATTATAATCTTTGTCTTGTTATGAATGATAAAAATGAATTAGTTCAATGTATATTACATAATGCATCTTATCATAAAAATCTTTTTATTATTAGATTACCTTATCCTGATGAATATAATCTTTTTAAAAATAATATTTCATATCCTATTATTTTTATTAATATTCCCGATCCATTAATTACTAATCAAACTTTAGTATTTAATAAATGGCTATCTCTCATGAAATTTAATAATTATATTACTGATAATAATTCTTATAAATCTTATATTAATAAAAATAATATGAAGGATGAAACTATTCAACTAAATTGTGAAGAATCTATTAATGATAATATTAATCAAACTATTGAACCTATTAAAACTATTGAAAGTATTGAAAGTATTGAATCTATAAAAAGTATTGAAAGTATTGAAAGTATTGAACCTATTAAAAGTAATGAATATATAAAAGATAATTATTTAGAAGTTATTCAAATTGAATCGAATAGTGAAGAATATGATAATACATCATATGCATCAAGTGAATCAAATAATACAAATAATGATCAAATTAATCCTACTGAACTTAATGATGAAGAATATGATAATACATCAAGTGAATCAAATAATAATGAAATTATAAATGATGATGAATTTTATAAAGATTGTATATTTATAAATATTGATCATTTAATTTTTAATGGTACAATAGATAATGATAAAAAAAACAATGATAATAAAGAAAATAAAAAAAATAATAAAGAAGATAAAAAATTAAAAAATAATAATACTAAACAAGATAAAAAA